GCGGCTGTACGTGCTTTTGTAAAGTCACCACCAACTGCGCCACCACGTCCATACATTGCAGAGAAGTTCTGTGTTTTACCCTCTACACGTTCCTTTTTGATTTTTTTCAAGACTGGTGAGTTACGGAACATAAGGTTCTCTACACCGTCTTTATAGAATACCTTGAGCATTGCCAAGATAGATGCACTAGCACTAATTGCCATGTTTTATTCTCCTTATTTTATTAGTGTTTTATTTAAGATTTTTAAGTTCTTCTTCAAAAGCAGCGACTTCCCCTGGGTCATCTTCTTCTTCTGTGGCTTCGCCTTCTGTGGCTTCACCTTCTGTAGCTTCGCCTTCTGTGGCTTCGCCTTCTGTTGAAGCAACAACCTCACCGTCCTCAGTTGTTACGATGGTTCCACCGTCTTCTGTCTGTTCGACTGCGATTTCTGTGTCTTCTGGAACGCCAAGTGCAGATTTAATAGAACTAAGTTTGTCGCCAAGCTGTTCTACAAGGGCTTCTACGTATTCGTCCTCGCCCATTTTGTCGCCTTCGAAATCGTCATACTTGTCAAAAGCTTCACGAACTACATCAAAGTCGTCGCCTTCAAGTGCTGACAGGTCTTCGTTGAACGGTCGAAGCTTCTCGCCGTATTTTTCATTGAAGTCGTCAAATCTTGCTTCCTTTTCCTGACCGGCGATGTATTCGTTGGCAGGGTTAATGATTTCGTCATAGACAACTGAAGTAAGGTCATTAACTTTCTTGTCTGTCGAAGCGATGCTATCGTCTACTTTCTTTTCCAACTCCTTAACGCGGTCTACAACCTGCAAAACTGCGTCACGCAAGGTGTTAAGATAAGCGTAAATCTCCTGTTCATTCATTAGAATTTCTCCTATAAAGTTCTTTTATTTATTAGTGCATTAAACCATCTGACCTATTTGCTGTGATTGGTCAAATGTCCGTCCGTCCCAGCCAGTTAGTCCGGGCTGACCCGTCATCATGTCCATGTCGGCAGGTGCCCCTTGCATAGGGACGCCAGGTACGCCTTGTGGTGGCTGTTGCATAGCCATTTGCTGTTGTTGCTGCATAGCTTGCTGCATAGCTTGCATTTGCTGTTCTTCTGGTGTTGGCTGGTTCATCTGGCTTTCCATGTCGATAACCGTGTCATAAAGTTTTTCCAGTTTTTCGATGTCGCCCTGGTTCTTTTTGAAATTGGCTGCCCTAAGTGAAAGCTGGGTGTTAATGATTTCAGTTTTAAGCATAGGAATCGGAATGTAATCTGGAACTTCAAAGTTGTCTGATTCGATACAGTCACGGATAACCGAAAGAACGGCGTTGATAGCGTTGTTGCTTAAAGAATAGCCACCTTCAAGGTCTGGAAGTTCCATGAACTGTGCGATACGTTCCTGTGGAATTACACCTACTGCCGCCAACTGCTGTAACTGTTGCAGTTTTGTTGACGGGTCTTTGGAAAGTGAATCCGCCGCACTGAACTGAATCTGCATTTTCTTTTCTTCATCAACAATGTCACGCCACTTAACGTCAAGACGGTTCGGTGTGTCTGGTAAAATCGTTTCATCTTTTGGGAATACCCTAAGACAAGTCTTGGCAATTTCAACGTAGCACCTTATGACCTGGTTAAGCTGTTCTTCGAAGCGTTCAGATTCAACGTCTTCCATAGTTTGAAGTGCTACGCCAGAATCAAGACCGCTTGGCTTTTTAGACTGTGCCGAAAGCTGGCTTATACCAACCATTTCATAGGCAGTTTCTTTCAGATTATTGATAAGTTCAATGTACTGACCGTCAATGAAAGCAGGTGTCGCTATCGTTACTGGCGAACCTGTCATGTCAGAAGTAGCCTTGTAGGTTATGATGTTTCCTATGCGGTTGTTTAACTGTGAACTTTTGATTGTAGCGTCGTCTGGAAGAAATACGGTATTGGCTGGTGTCAACTGTGAAGCATCCTTTACCTTTGACATCAACGTATTGATTTCAGTCTGAATGCCGTAAAGCATGTCTACGATAGATACAGAAGAACCGCCGTGAATCGGGTTGTTATACCAAAGGAATACAAAAGGCACACGGTTTCCTTCGTATTTTTCAATTGAAACAAAGTCAAGTTCCGTAATGTAGACTGCCTTGCACTGGTCTACCGTGTCATAGTAGATACCGTAGGTTACGTATTCCATTTCTGGGTTTACTTTAAGAACCTTTGTTCGGTATCTTTCTGGAAGCATTGAAACCGGATAGTCTTTCTGACAGTAATAAGCCCTTGTGATGTTGTTGTAGGTAAGTTCGGCCGGTCTTACAAAAACCTGCCACGGCAAAGCCTTTGTAATGGACTTGGTTTCTGAATCGACATAAAGAACACCGTGGTCAAAGATACATGCGTCACGGAAAGCCATAGAAACTTTCTTGTTTACTTCTTCAATGTCGAAATACTGGTCGAAATACTGCTGGGCGTTCTTGCAGACGTTGATGTCTTTGAAAGTGCCGTTGATACAGTTAAAGAACGGACGGACTTTTGACTGTGCTATCTTGGAAGTCAGTGTGTCAATGCAGGACTTTATAACGTTAAGCGACGGTGTTAAGGTCGTGTCTGTTTCAATAGATTCTTCAATGTTATAAAGTCCTACAATAGACGGATTCCTGATGTTCTTTAACGTGCCAGCAGGTGTGTTATTGTAGTAGTTATAGTTTCTGTAATACTTGGACAGTCTGGATTCATTTAAGCTTTTAAGTTCCGAAACCCTGTCCCTTATTTTGTCTTCTGTAATCATACAGTATTAGTGCGTGATTACATTTATGTTTATAAGTAAAATAGCTTAGATAGTTTTATAATGGTCAAATGAACCGCCCCCGTTGCGATAAAAATAAATATTGGTATTTTGTCCCACCATAGGAAACGTTATCAATGTACCATAAGACATGTTATCACCACCAACACCTGTTCTATGAGGAATATAAAGAAAGTTTCGCCAACCATCACCGTCAGTAAACTGGAACGAGCCCCCACAAATACCACCCTTTCCGTTTCCACCACATAAAACTTGCCAAAGTTCTTGAAGGGTATAAGCAGAAGGTTCTGTTGCACCGCCTAGCATTCCAAACCTTCCATTATCAGCACTATCAGCGTAGCCTGCCTGTGCAGGTTTATAACCAGCCACTGCATTACTTGTTACTGCATTCAAATTTCCAGAAGCAACAGTATCTACTACGGTTGGAACCACGGTGCTATCAGGAAGTGCCCCAACATCAGATGCAGTCAAAGTTATGTCTGCATCCAGTTCTTTGTTATTTACTTTTCTTGTCTGTGGAACATAATTTGCAGCAACGTCAACTAACGTGGTAAACCCACTATCATTCGTAAGCTGACTTGTAGCAGTCGGAATAGTCGGCTTATTGCTAAGGTCACCATACGAACCAGAAGTTGCTACAGTTGCCAGGTTCGGTTTGTTTTCTATGTAAGCCAGACTGCTTGTATCTGTTTCAGTCCAGTTGCTTTGAACTGGGTCAGTCGGAATGTGTGTATCACTTGGTAATGCCCCAACATCCTCTGCTGTAAGCTCAACTTTTCCAGTTTTATCATTTACTGAAACTACACCTATATCAAGGTTGTTCAAAGAAGCTTTTATTCTTTCAATGTTTTGTTTTAAGGCTTCAATTTCCTTTTCCAGGGAAAACAGGCTTGTATTTATAGCCTGTGGACTGTTATCTGTTACTGTCGTTACCATAAATGCCTCCTAGAAGTTGAACTTGCTGACTTGTGCCGTAGAATCCGTTGTATTTACACCAAGCGACATGCTGTAAATGCCAAGGTTTGTTTCCAGTTCAAGCTGCATTGATACACATTCCTGATACTTTGGCTGGTATCTTATGTAAACTATGTTGTTGTCGTCATAGTCAGAAGGGCTTATGTTGTAAGTCTTTTCTTCTGTATGCCTTGTAACGTCCGTAATGGTGTTTACCTTGACCTTTACATAACCTTCGGTTCTGTCCTTGTCAAAAAGCCTTAGATACCAGCAGTCCATTACTGCCTTCTGTTCACCACCTAATCCGTAGTAAGCCGTTTGAAGCTTAACTGGTACCATTTCACCCTGTTCGTCATCGTTAAGGTAAAGACTGATGGCATGACATTCGTTATTGGTAGCACCTTCTGCTACAATAAGTGCATTCTTCGAATAGAAAGCGACTTGTTTTGAATTATAATTCAGCTTGAACGTGTCTTTGTCTGATAAAACATAGATTCCATCGTCAGTGCAAATCCAAAGCGAAAGCGTTGCCGGATTCTGACCAACGTATTCAATCTTGTTTATGTCAGAAGCTTCAAACATTCTGGAAAGAATCCTGTCACCAGTGAAGGCGTAGAAGGTCTTGTTGAAATCAGACCAGAAGACTGCCTGTGTCGGTAATGTGCCCAAGAAAGTAAGGTTCTTTTTATAGGTTACAGCCGTAGCATTCTGTATGACACCAGCGTTGAAAGACACGGCATAAATGTTATCGTCGTCAACGGCGTATTGCTGTCCCTGAAGACTGAACGCATTCGTTATGTTTTCCATGCCAGATAAAAGCATGTATGTGTAGGTCTTCTGGTTGTTGTTGTAATACATCAACGGATAGACAGTGTTACCTTCCTTTACAAGGTCGTTGTTTGAATAGCCCTTTATCAACTGGGCAGTCTGTGAAATAGGCAGAACTACGTTACCGTTCGGGTCGATTGGATAAACAGTGCCAAAATACTGGGGTTCCTTTCCAATGTATTTTGCGGACTGAACTGTGTCGCCTACGCTACAATAGTTTTGGACACAATTACTACTTTCCATTTTTATCCTACCAATAGCAGGGAAGTTTTCTAAAACAAACGGGTTAGGTAGGTATCCAACAAAAGGTGAATTATTAATCATGTACCCAGCGTTTATACCTCCGCCAAAGACACAACCTGTTGTAGAGATGCCACTTCCTGAAGCATTATAGATGGTTGCCGTTGGAGGTCTTGAAATAATCAGGTCTAAACGGGTTTCCGGTCTTATTTTGTCGGTTTCAATGTCATAGATTCTGACGGAACCGCGGCTCATTTTCATAACGATGTACCGGCCGTCTAAAACAAACTGTTTAAGTACATCCGCAGAAATGTCTTGGGATTCATGTTCGACTGAATAGCAAGAATAGCAATACCAGTTTCCGTCGTTCTTACGATACGTAATAAAACGACTATCACCCGCAGAAGTTTTTGTAACAATGTTACTGCTGTAACTAAGACAAGCGTCTATAGGTAGTCCGCAACACCCTATGCTAATTACGGAGCCGTTTTGATAGTAGATTGTTTCTTCTTCATTTGGATACCCACCAAGTGGGCACCCAACATCATAGCCACTATTACCTGTATGGCCATAATCCGAATACGACCAGCTATCCGGACCGTACAGGTTCTTAGCGTTATCCTCACTACCTTCCAATATTCTCCAGCCATACTGTTGAAGATTTGCACTATAAACGGGTGGCAAAATACTGGTTATAAATCTAATTCGTTCTCCATTGGAAAAGTTTTCAGTAAAGATTGTTGTTGTGTTGCTTATTGCCATAGACGAATCAGAATAGTTAATTTCTATTTCCTTAGCTGATATATTTCTATAATCGTCCCCTTTTATTAACCCTGTATCTTCTATAAAAAAACTGCTCGATACGAGATACACATCAAAATAATCTTGACCGCCATAACGATTTTTTACGCCAGAAATAAAAGGGTTTACACCTACATCGGCGACGGAAAAAGTATTACTCGTAACAAGACCATTTTCGTCCACAAAAAAAACTTTTACATTTGATGTATTATATCTGTCTGTGTCTGGCTCACCAACTGTTATAATTATTATGCGACCATCACGAAACCAACACCTACTGGTTACAACTTTCGCCCCATGATAAGCAATAGTACTGCCGTTTTTTACAATGCTTCCGTTACCTGATGTAACGTATAATGTTGTACTGTCCGGACACTTAGCAGCAAGAATTGTATTAGATGGTACGTCAAGCTTTTCAGTTTTAGAATAGAGGTTCCACGTATTGTTGTAAAGGGCTTTTTGGTTTTTATAGAACATAAACCTGTAAGACTCAACCCCATCTTGCACATATCGCATCTTAACAATCGTATACGGCACACCCTTACTGTTGAATACCGTATAAGAATTGTTCTTACCAAACAGTTTGGTTGTCTTGTCATAGATAGGGCTTAATGTGCCACCATAGAAAGTTGTGTTCTTTTCATTGTAGCCAGCGAACGGTTTAACTTCCGTTTTAAGGCTGTTCATACAAAGTTCGCCTTCCAAAGGTATGTTCTGAATCGTATTCTTACTGTTTGCCATAGTTTTCCTGTTCCTTTTCTATCTTTTTCTGATAAACGTTTGTAGGTATGTAAGCCAATGGGATAGTTGCCAAAAGGACAGCCAACTGTAAGAAGTCAACCTTGTC